TGGTGGCCTCCAGCGGGGATTGGGAGCCGTAGCCCAGCCGGAACAGGGGGTTGGAGTAAGCGTCCCGGGTGGGGACGGGCGGGTTCTTATTTGCCTTTTTTCGCCTGGACACGTCAGTCAAACCTCCAATCCGGCAGGGAGTTCACGTAATAGCGCAGGGCATCCGCGCTGTGGTCGTTCTGCTTGACGGGCTTCTCCTCGCCCCGCCGGGATGCCTTTTCATCCCACACGTAGGTCCCCATCTCGCCGATCAGGCAGGGACAGTCCTCGCATATCCGGATGAACCGGCGAGCGAGCAGCGACGCAGTCTTGCGGATGCCGTTCGGCACGTCGTTGTCCGCCGGGATCACATACACGCCCCGCCGCCGCAGCTCTGCGATGAAGGATGCCGCCGAAGGGTCCGCGATCACGCTGCACCAGCGCTCTCCCATGAAGGACAGCAGGTCGTCAGCGTACTCCTGGTCCGTCTTCTGGCGGTACTCCTTCCGGCTGTCCCAGCTGTACTCCCGGTCCACCCGGATGATCTCTTCGTCATCGTAGACCTCCAAGAACCGGGTGGGGTTGGCGGTGCCGTAGTCCACGGCGATGGCCCTCGTGGAGGTCCAGGCCATGCCGGAGGGCCGCTGGTCCCGGCGGTAGACGTTTTCCGCCTCGCTGAACATGGAGTAGACCACGCCGTCTGCCGCCACCCACTGGCCCAGGACGTACCGCTTGTAAAAAACGCCGCTGTAAGTGTTTTCATACCGCCGCCGGGTGGCCTCGCTGAGCGACGGGTTATCGTCCATCAGGAAATGCAGGTGCAGGGCGTTGTGCTTTTCCGGATGGAGAATCCACTCCTGCCGGAACCAGTGCATGGGGTTTTCCGGGTTGCAGTTGAACCAGAACTTCGCCCCGTCCACGCTGCACCGGGCCAGGGCCTGCTCCACGAAGGAGCGGGGCATTAATGCCGCCTCGTCCAGCAGCACCCCCGCCAGGGTAATGCCCTGGATCAGGGCGTAGCTGGATTCGTCCTTTCCGCCGAAAACATAAAAGTAATTATTTTTTTGCCCCCGCCGGACGGTCAGGAGGTGGTCGCCCCGGGTGTACCAGATGTCGAACTCCTCCCGCAGATACCGGACACCCAGCAGCGGATGGATGATGTTCCGCTCCACGCTGCCCACGGATTTTCCGCAGAGGGCAAAGGTGCACCGGTCGAACCGCTTCATTGCCCAGAGTATGAAGCTCAGGCTCATAACGCTGGTCTTCCCGGAGCGCACCGCCCCGTCGCAGATCAGCGCGTCATAGCCGGTATAGGGAAAGCGCAGGACCTCCAGCTGTTTTTCAGAGAACGCCATTGCGCAAGACCTCACGAATGGAACTGGTGAGCGGATCGTCCTCCCGCTGGCCGGAGGGAGCGGAAGCGTCCCTGCCGCCTATCCCATAGTTCACCTGAAGATCGAAGATCAGGCCCCGGACATCCTTGCCCGGTCGGCTCATCAGCTCCTTCTCCCGCCAGGACAGCAGCTGTTCTCTGGCCCACTCCGCCGTCTCTGCGAACTGGGGATTTATGCTTTTGTCGCAATACTTGGCCCAGGTATCCCGGCTGATCCCCAGATGGGCGCACAGCCCGCCCACGGTAGGCGGCAGGACGAACTCCCGCTCGGTTATGACCTCGCCCCTGCCGTCCAGCACCGGGACCCACTCCACAACGAAATGCCCGAACTTGTCCAGCTCTCCGGTCCTGCGCTCCTCCATAACCTGTCGGACCCGGGAGATGGAGGCAAAGTATCCCTCCGCCGCCTCCCGCAGAGCCTTGTCCGAACGGTATTTCTTCCATCTGCCCATAGTACGCCCTTTCCGCGCGCTCCCCCGTGTGCGCCTTGCCGTGTCAGGAAACGGACCTGCCAGGCAGACCCGCATCGTGCGCGGCCGCTCGATGCAGCCGTTGCCCGATCCAAAGAAAAGACCAGCGCCGACGCCTATCCTTGCAGGGATAAGTCATCGGCACTGGCTAAACTCGAAGCACTGGCCAAGGTCAATATTCACGAGAAGCTTCGCTTTACAGAGCCGGCACCAGAGCTGCAAATTCCGCGCAGTGGTGTCCGGCCTGACATATTGATGCGTTTTTCGCTTGCAAACGGGACAGACAATAAATCCATCCTTCACAGTCAGTTTATCATATTTCTCTGGCACTTGCAATAACCTCCTCCACTTTTGTCAGTTATTCAACTACATTCCAAGGTTGAGATTCATATTTAATATCGTCCGCAAACGCTGGCTTCTGGGACTCTATGTACCATGCGTACCGGTACGCTCCAAACTCGTTGGCGGTGTGATAGAATCCCTTGCACCGCACGTCCTCCGGCACAGGGATAAACCCATCGCTGTCCCGCCAGCATTCCACCGGCGGCAGCTGCCGAACCAGGGATCGGGAGCAGACCCACGTTCTCCCGCCGATGGGAATGACGATGCCGTCGGTGGCCTCCTTGTTGAAATACTTGGCCGTCCGTCGGTAGCTGTCATGGGCGTTCCGCAGCAGCGGCTGGTCGTCCACGTTGCTGCCAAACCGCCACAGATGCCGGACCTCCGCCGGGGAGAAGTCGCCGTCCCGCAGCACCAGGTGGATGTGGTAGCGATGATCTCCGTGCCGCCCCTCGATGAGATACACGTAATCGAACCCCCGCCCCCGCCATTTCTTCAGCCGGTACAGAAAGCTCCTCCACGCCCGCCGCACGTCCTGGAACCGCTCCGGCTCGTGCTCCCGGTCGAAGGTCAGCGTATACACGCTGCCCTCGTACCCGAAGAGCGCCAGCCGCAGCTCCAGCCGGTCCACCCTGGTCCGGCAGACGGAGGAGTCCCGGGGCGGACGGAGGATTTTGTTCTTCTCCGCCCGCTCCCAGGGCGAATCGCCGGCGGAAAGCCGGGGCCGGATGCTGCGGCACTCCTTCACCAGCGGGCCCGCCCGCTGGCGCACGCAGTACCAGACAGGTGCAGATATACCCTCTTTCACGCCGCCGTCACCTCCTTCACAACGGGCTGTCCATCTTTATCCCTTGGACTCCCCGCGTGAACCCAATCCAGCCACAGCGCCAGGAATCCGGCATGGACCTGCTCCGGCGGCTGGCTGCCGTCCCGCTCGTTGCCGTACCCGTGGATCTGCCGGACCCTGAGCTCCCTGCAGTTGTTCTCCACGCTCATTTCGATGGTCACATACGGGACCCCCGGCGCGGACTCCTTCCGCAGAAACAGGATGGTCACGGCCCCATTCACATGCCGGTCCGCGTATCCGCCTACGCAGTGCTTCAAGACCCGCCCCTCCCGGACGATATCCTGGACGCCTTTCGGGACCGCCACCGACAGCCCGCCGTCTGAAAAGGCAAACTGCTCCGTCAGCCGCCGGTACCGGGCCCGGTACCGTTTTGCGGCCTTTTCGTCCTCTGCGGTCCGCAGGCTGGCGGCGGCCAGATCGTGCCGCGCCTCCAGGTCCTTCGGCATCCGGACATCGTCCCGGGACAAGTCATATTTGAGCTTGGCCGCCGCATCCAGATAGTCCACCCATAACTGCGCGGCGACCGCAGGCTTGTAATCAAACGACCTCAGATACCGCGCCGCCCGCTCCAGACTGACCCGGGCCAAACACGCCCCGGCGCGCACACGGCAGAAGTCGTTCCCCCAGCTCTTCGACAACTGGACGAACTCCGCCAGATCGCGCACCAGCCCCCGCCGCCGCAGGGCCCGGAAGCCCTTCAGCTCCTCAAAATCGCATCGGATATCTTTGAACAGTCGGAAGTCCGCTCTGGACAGCCGGAAGAAGCCCGCCGGGTCCCCGGCGTTCCAGTCCAAAATGTCTCCGTGGGCCTTGCCCTGGAGGATCAGGTCGCTGACCACCTGATGAAACCCCAGCTTGACCAGAAACTCCATCTGCGGCCGCCGGGTGAACTCCGCCAGATATCGGACCAGATGGGCGATCCGGAAGGGCGCTTCCGCCCATTCCAGATCACAAAGGCGGAGGCCGAACTCCGCACCGAACCACTCCGCATACTGACAGTACCGCATGGAGCTTTTCTCGATATTTTCCGTTCCGATGGGGCAGAAAGCGGAGTCTTTTTCATACGCCCTGTTCTGGAAAGGCGCTTGTATCCGTTCCATCCGCTCCCATAGGTTATCCGTCCGCCATTCCTTGCCGAACCAGGAGTAGGTTTTCGCCTTCCATCCAACCCGGCGTCCCGGCGAAAAGGCATACATCCGGAAGGGCTCAAAGTCGATATACCCGCCCATGTCCTCATGGTCGAACTGCCGGAAAACGTACCCCGCCTGGACCAGCAGCCAGTCCTTATAGGCGCTGACCTGCACCGCCCGCTCACGGGAGCGCAAATTCTCAAAATTCGTATACTTTCCCATGGCCAGCAGCTCCGCCCGCTGTCCGCAATTCGGACACACGCAGACACCCTTGTGCTTGATCTTAAAAAAGTCCGGCCTGATCTCCTTATCCACGGTAAAACCTTCCATGCAGCTGGTACAGACACACCACCGGACGTTTTTTCCCACCGTTTCGAAAAAGACATACTGTGGAAAGAACTTCCGGGCCAGCGCCTCCTCGTCATCGCTGAGATACAGGGGGAAGGCCGAGAACAGCTCCTTTTCCTCTTCCGGCGTCAGAGGCGTACACTCCGCGTTTTTCATATCGCCGCCCCCTTACGAAAAGAAATCTGAGAAATCCAGATGGATGACCTTCCCGGCCTCCTCCGCCTCCGGCTCCAGGCAGATCCGCAGCTCCATCCTCACCTCCGCGCCCCGGAAGTAGAACGCCGCCGCCCGCCGGTAGGCCTCGATGTCGGACAGGGAGCTCCCGCATCCCTTTGCCACCACAGCCATGCACTCCGCGAAGCTGCCGCCCTGGACCACAGCCTGGGCGAACTCCTCGTCCTGCCGGCAGAAGGACTCCAGCGCATCCGCTACCGCCGTTTTCATCACGGCCTCATACTTGTTTCCTTGAAACGCCTTCGCTTCCCGCTCCAGCTTTTCGGCTGCCTGCTGCGCCCAGTTCATACCTCCGCCGCCTTTCCAATCAGCTCCGCCAGCTTGGACAGGGCCTTCTGCATCCCCGCCGCCTGGCTGCCGTCCTCGCGCCCCTGGGCCTTGATCAGGAGGCCGTGGAGCTTGTTGGCAATCTCCTGGGCCTGCCCGAACAGCAGCTGGAATACCGCCAAGTCGCTGTCCCCGGCAATGGCGGCTTTGCGCTCCGCCTTGCCCGCTTCCTCCAGTTTGGCCCTGACCGCCGCAAGGGCGGACTCCGCCTCCTTACGCTTCTCCTCCGCTTTGTCCCGGGCGGCCTTGGCCTTGTCCACCTTGGCCTGCATCTCCGCCACGGCCTCCGACCGGGCGGCGTCGATCTTCTCCTGATCCACGGCCATCACCGCTACGTCCACGGGCCTGGCCTTCAGCTCCTCCAGTTCCTTCTGCGCGGCGGAGACGGCGTCCTGGAAGGACCGGCACTGTTCCTTCAGCAGGACCATGTCGGCCTCCATCTTGGCCCGGCTCTCCGCTGCGGACTTTGCGTCAGCCTGCGCGGCCTCCGCCGCCAGACGTGCCTCGTCCCGCTCCCGGATAGCCTGCTCCAGCTCCCGGGAGGTCATGTCGATCACCGTCTTGTCCTCACCGTTGATGGTGTGATGCTCCTCCATGAACTGCGCCCGTTCTTCCGGTGGTAAAGCTAACAATGTTAGAGCTTTCGCCGCCCCCAAATCGGCAAGCGCTTGCCGATTTGTCCACTCACGCGCAAGGCGCATGAAGTTTCTGGCAGTGCGTTCTGAAAACTCCACCTGCTCCTCCAGCCACGGGAGCCACGCTCCGTGTGGCAGCATCTCCTTGGCCTCGATGAGCCGCTGCCCGATGCCGATAATGGCATCCCCGGCATTTTGCTTCAGCGTCAGAATCTCCGCCGTAATAGTCTCGATATCCCGCACTTCCGGTACAGCCTGTTCCAGGCACGCCGCGCGGTCTACCCGCTCCATCAGAGCGGATGGATCAATTTTCTTTCCCATGATCCGGGCTCCTTTCATCGGTATTCATGTATGTAAGTCCTTTCACGTCTTTTCATCAAACGGCGTAGGCCCTCTCTCCGCCACAGGTCGGAAAATAGAGGTCTGCGCCGGTTCTTTTTTCTTCCGCGTCCGCTCCGGCGGGGTCCAGGAAACGGACCTCCGGAACCGCTGGTTGTCGCCGTCAAACTCCAGCAGCGTACCCTCGTTGGCCCGCCCGTCCTTGTTTTTGGCGATGACCAGCTTCCGCCGGGACTCTGTGTCCTGCTCGTTCTCCCTGTAAAGCAGCAGCACCACGTCCGCGTCCTGCTCGATCTGCCCGGAGGACCGGAGGGAGGACATGGTGGGCCCCAGGCCGTCCTTGCCTGGGCGGCTGAGCTGGCTGAGGGCGATGATGATCCTGCCCGTCTGCCGCCCAAGCTGCTGGAGGTCGCTGGATACCCGGCTGACCCGTTCGTAGTCGCCGAGGTACCGCCCCTGGCTGGTCACGGCGATCTTCTGGAGGTAGTCCACCACGATCACGTCGTACCGGCGGGCCATGGCGTAGGCCCCGATATCGGAGACGGTCCAGCCGTTGGTCTCCAGGTACTCCATGTCCGGCTCCTCCAGCTCCCGGCGCATCTCGTAGATCTGCTGCATGTCTTCCCGCTCCAGCTTGTCCGTCATGACCTTCTCGTAGCTGACCAGCGTCTGGCAGGCAACGGTCCGGTCGATGAGTTTTTCATTACCGGTCTCGTAGGAGAAGAACCCCACCCGCTTCTGTCTGGCGATATGGAAGGCCAGCTGGAGGGCGAAGGCGGTCTTGCCCGAGGATGCCTGTCCCCCGATGACCACCATGTCGCCGCCGCCGATATGAAGCCGCTCGTCCAGCCAGGAGATCCCCCAGCGGATAAACTCTTTCTGCTGTCCGCCGCCGTGGCGGAGGAAGAACTCCTTCAGCCCCTGCTTCATATCCGTCTTCCGCACCTCGCTCCGGTCGCACAGCAGCAGGCCGGCCTGCTCCGACAGCTTCCGGCAGGCCTCCAGGTCCTCCGCCTGGGCCAGCTTGTCCCCGATGGTCCGCAGCCTCCACAGCCGGGAGGACTCCCTCAGCACCCGGGCGTACTCCTCCGCGTTGGCGGCGGTGGGTGTCAGCTCCATGAGGTCCGCCAGGTACTGCCTGTAGCTCCCGCCCATGTACTCGTTGACCAGGATGGGGTCGCAGGCCTTCCCCTGCCCGTACAGCTCCCGGAATGCCTGGAAGATGTTCCGGTTTTCAGGCCGCTGAAAGTCCTCCGGGCGCACCGCCGCAAGCATGGGGCCTATAGCTTCCCCATCGATGAGCATGGACCCAAGTACGCCCTGCTCCGCCGTCAGCAGCCGCTCAGACAAAATTTTCTGCTGTTCCTGGTTCATGAGAAGGTCACCCAATCATCCCGCAGGGGCTGGTCCCGCTTCACCGTCCCCGGCGGCCCGCCGTCCTCCTTCAGGGGGTAAACGCTGTCCCAGCCGTGGAGGATGGCGGTGTCCAGCAGCTCCAGCTTCATCTTCCGTTCCCCGCCCGAGAGCCTGTCCAGCCTTCCGGTGAGGATGACCGCCGCCCGGCGGGTCCGCAGAGGCTTTTTCTTCTGCCTCCGCACCTCCCGGAACTCCTCCAGCCGCTCCCGCAGCTCCCCGTCCTCCCCGGCGTATCCGTCCAGCGCCTCCCCCGCCTCGTCCCGCGAAGCGGCTGAGACCGTCTTTCCTTCCGTCTCCGGCATGGGGGGTAGGGGGGTATATGCTTTATGTTCTGTTTTATATTTATCTATATTACATTTCTGATTTTTCAGGCTTGACGCCGGAATTTCCCGGCTATCCATTTCGGAAATTTCAGAACTCGAAGACGGAGCCCCGAAGAGAGCCAGAGCCTCATCCGTCAGCGCGTACCAGCAGGTGCGGTCAAACTGATTTTCTCCGAAATGTCCGGAGAGCAGAGCCCCCTTCTCCCTGCAGGTCCGGATGATATGCTCCATCTGGTTTTTGGTCCAGTAGGTATGCCGCAGGCACAGTCCCTTCATGGTCTGATAGGTCCACCAGCGGCCCTCGTGGAAGTTCTCCCCGTTGTTCCGGTTGGTCTCGCACCAGTGGAAGATATCCCGAAGAAAAATGGCTGCATTGACCCCATATTTCTCCGCGATCAGGGGCGGAAAGTGATGTTCAAGTATGCTCATGGTGTTTGCGCTCCTTCCTCCAGCAGACCAAAGCAGGGACAACCGCCTCCGGCAGCCGGTCCTTCACGCTGATCCAATCAGTCATGGCGTATCCCTCCAATTGCGCATCCGGTGGATCCCGTCGATCACCCGGACAGTATTTTCCTTACCGGCCATCGGCCTGCCGGGGTTCCGCTTGTCCCATGTGGCGGAGCACTCCGGACAATAGAGCGCGGACCCGCAGCTGTTCCACCCAGAATGGCACACAGCCAGAACAGCAGAGGCGGAATAGCGGAGCCGTTGACTGCTTCCGCAGTTGCTGCATGTAATAGTCATACCCGCGCCTCCTCCCTTGAAAAGAATTGATTAGTCATACTCCCACTCCCCCAATTCAACAGATTTCCCGCAGCTCCTCCAGGGTCAGCGGAGCGTTGGGCAGTGGAACAATAGTCGGCGTACTGGTTGTATCATGCAGAGCGGACCGGGCTATGTTAAGCCCTGCATTACGGCCCTTGCTGTAGAAACCAACTTCTTCCTCAAGTTGATCTGTTAAAAAATCGAACAAAGCATCTGCATCAATCAGTCTCATACCACACCTCCGCCGTCCTCACCCCGGCCTCCACGGTGTCCTCGTGCTCCGCCAGGCAGACGTCCACATGCTTCCCCGTGACCCCGGTGTCCGCCGCCAGGTATCGCTGACCGTCGATGACCACCGTGCTTCCAAGAGGAATAACTGATTTATCCACCGCCACGATCCCCGGCCCCGCCGGGAGCCCCGTGGCCGTCAGCCCGTCCGCCCACTTGCCGCAGCACTTCTCGCAGGGGCAGTAGTACGTTACCGTACACTCGCCTATGTACCGATACCCGGCCACGTTCTCATACGCCGCAACCTGGGCCGCCCGGTCCTCCTGCTCCTCCGACCACCGGAGGCGCAGAGTTCCCAGCTCCTGTACCGCCAGCTCCCGGGCCTGCTCCGCCTGCTGAACCTGCGCCTGATACCGGGCCTCCTGCGCCGACCACATCTGCCGATCCAGCTCATGTGCGCCGCTGATTCCAATGTTTACTGTCAAAGACAGAGCGAACAGCCCGACCGCCGCCCGCTGCCAGAGAGCCGTTTCACTGCGCAGCACATATTTTTGCTGTCTCACAGACATATTGGCTATTACATGCCGCAGGGCGGCTTTCTGCTGTCTAGCGGTCATAGCAGTCATCTTTCGTCCTCCCTTTGTACTCCACGCCAAAAATCAGACACAGCTGGCGGTCTGTGATGTGCGTCTTTTGAAACATTCGGCAGAGCGTTTGAAAAAAAGCGGGAAATCCTCTTTTTTTCCATTTGGAGAAAGACTCTGGAGTGACCCCCATAGCATTCTCAGCGAAATCGCCGCCGGTCCTGTACAGCCTGCCTTCGCCCTTTTTTTCGTTAATATAAGCGCGAAGGGCCTCTTCGCGCTTGTTCTGTTCGCCTAAAATTACTTTTGGCATAATTCCTCCTTGACTTCCGCCCGCTTCCCCGCTACAATGGAGGAAAGGAGCTTTTTCTTGACTGTTTTAGCTCTTCCCCGCCGGGTCGCCGTCCGGCGGGAATTTTTACGCCTGCTCCGGATAAGCCCGTCTGACAAGCTGCTGCAGTTCAAATAAGCTGATTTCGCGGTCATTGGCGGCACGGTCCAGGACCAGCTCTTTCAGCTTCGGTCCGGCGCACTCCAGTGCGTCATAATACTCCTGGAAATGGCTCATAATCTCATCCTCCAAAATTTTCGATCACGCTTGTCCCCAGCAGCAGCGCCACAAACAGCGCCCCCGCCGCCAGGCCTACCAGCGCGTAAAATTTCCCGCTGTCCATTGGCTCGCGGGGTTTCGGGGGTTTCCGGATCAGGCGGAAAAAACCGCCGGGGCGCTGATCGAGGCCGGGGCGTTTTCTGAGGAGCTGGAGCGGCTGGACACGGACTGCATCGACCTTTTGCTCATCCACCAACCCGCGGGAAACTACGTTGCCGGATACCGGCAGATGGAGGCGGCGGTCCGGGCGGGGAAGGTCCGGGCGATTGGCCTTTCGAACTTCAACAAGGAGCAGATCCGGGAAATTCTCTCCATCTGCCAGATTCGGCCCGTGCTCCTCCAGACAGAGGTCCACCCCTACTTCCAGGAGAAGAGCCTGAAGGAGTTCCTGGCTTCTGAGGGCATGGCAATTC